GGTAATAGACAAGTTGCATCATTAAGACCAAATCCAATAACTGCTTATTCAAGATCTGCTGTCATTGGATTGGGTAAGAGTTTGTCCTCAGCAGACTCTGTATTATTCACCAATGGTAGTACCATTACTCAAGAAAATAATACAAATTTCTCAGGTAATTTAAAATCAGTTCTTGGGGCAGTTGGTGTCGGATCTACCTTAAGTATTACAAATTCTGGAACAGGATTTGTAGGATTCTTAACAACTTATTCAAATGTTGATTTAGTTACTCTTACTGGTTCAGGATCTGGAGCAAAAGCAAGCATTACTGTTTTCAATGGAGTTGCTATAGCAGCTACAGTCTCTAAAGGTGGTTCTGGATATGCAGTTGGAGATACTTTAACAATAGATTCGGAAAATACTGGAAACTTTGGTAAAAACTTAATTTTAAGTATTCCAAATAAAGTTGGAGTTATATCCGCATACAATTCAATAATTGTAGATAATATACAAGGAACAATTAGTATCAATAATACCGATGATATTATTGTTGGAGTTAATACTATATCTGGTGCATATGTAAGTTCAAATCAAATTATATCTGATGGATTACACTTTAAAGTATTCCATAATAATCATGGAATGTATGCTGCAAATAATAGAGTTACTATTTCTGGAATTGATCCAGATGTTGCACCAGTAAAACTAACAGCAAATATTACTGCCACATCTACCACAATTAATGTAAACTCCGTTGGTATATTTACCAGTTTTGAGGGTCTTCCTGTTGATGTGTCTAATCCAGGTTATATCATCATCAATAATGAAATAATCGGATACACCTCATATGATTTAGCATCAAATACTATTTCTGGAATTTCTGGATTAAGAGGTTTAGATGGAAGTACTATTAATTCACACATCACTAATGACAATGTATTCAAATATGAATTTAATGGTGTATCATTAAGAAGAATTAATAATTCTCATCTTTTAAGTAATACAGATACTACAAAATATCCAACTGAAATGGATTCATATCATGTTAAAATAGATATGAGTAAAAATGGAAAAGATAGATTGGCCATTAATCAATTGTATTTTAATAATACTAAGTCTGGAGGTACTTATTCTTCACAGAATGTTCAAGTAAATAGCATAACTGGACCAAAAGCAACTCAAAATATGGTATTTAATACCATTAGACCAAATGTTCAAACATTACTCCCATCTACTACAAGTATTCAATCTAAAGTTAGAACTTTCAGTTCTACATCCATAAATGGATCAGAAAGATCTTTTGTAGATAAAGGATTTGAAAATATTTCATTGAATTCTAATAATTTATTTAATGATTCTAGAATGATTTGTTCTAAAATAAATGAAATTAACAATTTACAAAATTATCCAGGAAATAAATCATTTACATTAGAAATGTTCTTAAGTACAGGAGATACAAGAGTTTCTCCAATGATTGACTTGGATAGAGTTAATGTTATAACAACAATGAATAGAATTGATAATCCAATTAACAATTTCTCTGAAGATCCTAGAATTAATCAAATATCTGATGATCCAAACTCTGCAATTTATGTTTCCAAGATTGTTAAATTACAAAAACCATCTGATAATTTAAAAGTCATATTTGATGCATATAGACATTCTACAAATGAAATACGAATAGCATATCGTTTGTTTAGAAGTGACACTCCTTCAGATCAACAACTTTATGAATTATTCCCAGGATATGATAATCTAGATCCTATTGGTAATATAATAAATCCATCAAATAATAGTGGAAGATCCGATAGATTTATAGAACCCTCTAATACTTCTAATGATTTTGGCAATTATGAATATACTGCTAAAAATCTTCCTATATTCGATGGATTCCAAATAAAAGTTATTATGACGGGAACAAATCAATCTTATGTTCCATTGATCAGAGATTTAAGAATTATCGCAACAATATGATACCAGTAGAAGGGCATCGAAATCTCTTTAGAGATGAAAAAAGTAATGCAATTGTAAATTGCAATGATTATGAATATCAAGAATATCTTAAAATTAAAAATAAAAAATTAACTGAACAAAATGAAATAGATAAATTGAGATCCGAATTGGATGAAATTAAATCCCTTTTAAAAGATCTATTAAAGTCTAAAGTATAAATATAATAAGAAAGATAATAGTTTAATCATGTCGGTATACGTAAGTAATATTACTATTCCAATTGGGGCTGACTTTGAACAAACTTTTAGTTTGGAAGATAATGTTTTAAATTCTTATTTGGACTTGACTGGTTACACTGGATCTTCCTTACTTAAAAAACATCCTTCATCTCTAACTACTGCTGCATCATTTGAAGTTCATTTTACAAACAGATCATATGGTGAATTAACTATTTCTTTAGGATCTAGTATAACATCATCATTAAAACCTGGAAGATATTGTTATGATATATTGATATCTGATGGAACAAAAAAAAGTAGAGTAGTTGAAGGTAGTGCCTTAGTTACTGCAGGAGTTACTACAAGCTAAAATGACACAAGTAAACAGCAGGTTAGGATCTCAAAATACAATAAAAGTTATTCCCTCAATAGGAGCAGCAACTATAGGAGCTTTGCGTGATGTAGATACAAGTAATCTAGGTAATGGATACGTTTTAGTTTATGACTCAGCAACAAAAAAATGGGTTGCTACCGATCAATTAACACCAGGGGAAACTCAAAATTTAATCATCAATGGAGGAAATTTCTAAATGGCAAGTTACATCAAGATTAAAAGGTCTACTGGAACAGTAGCACCAGCATCACTTCAATATGGAGAACTTGCTTATACCGCTGGAGTGGGTACCCACGGAAATAGTGGTGGAAGGCTTTTCATTGGTGATAATGTACCAAATGCAATAGCAATTGGTGGTAGATACTATGCAGATTTACTTAGTATTGCTCCAGGATTAGTAGCAGGACAATCCAATCCAACTACTGCTGCAAATGGATTTGTAGCAATTTTAGATCAAAATAGAAAAGTTGATCAATGGAATGTAGATAATCTTACTTTAGATGGTAACACTTTATCATCCACAAATGTAGATGGTGATATTAATTTAGACCCAAATGGAACGGGTGAAATTGTAGTTCCAGATGATACATATTTAACTTTTGGTACAAGTAAAGATACTAAAATTAAATATGATGAAACTACAGATAATAGATTAGAAGTAACCGGTGCAGACTGGAACTTTGCAGATGGAGTAGCAATTAGTGTAAGTGACATTACATCATCAACCTCCACCTCAACTGGGGCATTTATCGTTTCTGGTGGAGTAGCAATTGGTGAAAATCTCAATATCGGTGGAAATGCAGATTTTGATGGAGACTTAAATTTAGATGGTGGAGATTTAACATCTAATCTCTCGTCATTTAACATTTTTCCACAAAATGTAGTAACAATTGATGCATTTGCTGCTGCAGAGACCATTGGGATTGGCAGTGACTCATCTTCAACTACTGTAACTATCAGATCAACCACACCTTCAACATCTCCTACTACAGGGGCACTTGTTATCAATGGTGGGGTTGGTATTGCCAGTGATTTAAATATTGGTGGAACTACTAACTTTAATTCTAATGTAGAAATCCAAGATCATTTAGTAATTCATGATTATTTGACCGTAGAAGGTAATACTAATTTAGGAGATTCTTCTACTGATCAAGTAACCATTACTGGAAATCTATATCAAACTGGAATTTCAACTATTGTCGGTGAACTTTATGTAGATGCAGTTGGAATCAACTCAAATACCATTTTTACAAGACCTGGATCTGGTGATAAATTATTCATCGATCCTTTCCCATCTGGCCTCAGTAATGAAGGAACTGTTGTCATTAAAGGTGATCTTCAAGTTGATGGTACTACTACAACTGTTAATTCTGTTACAGTAACTAGCAATAACCCAATTTATATTGTAGGTGATAATGCATCTACTAGAACAGTAGTATTAACTGTTGCAACTGGAAGTGAATTAACTATAGACAGTGTTGCTGGAATCAATACTAATGATGTAGTAACTGGAAATAATATTCCATCAAATACTGTAATTTCCAGCATAGACTCAGGAAATAAAGTAATTACATTATCAAATGCAATTACTGGAACAGTAAATTCTGGAGATCAAATTACAGTAAGTCAAGGTGTCGATACTAATGATGATAGAGGTATCGGATTTAAATATGTTTCTTCTGGAATTGGAACACAGGCAGTAGTCAAAACTGGATTCTTCGGTTATGTAGATGCAAATTCACGTTGGACCTATGTTCCAGATGCAGGACTTGCAGGAAACGTAGTAACAGGAACCAAAGGATTCCTAGATATCAAAGGAATTTATTATCAAAGTGGTGATTTCTCAACCAATGGTGTCACTTACTTTGACAGTGATGGATTAATGAAGTCTACAGTTGCTCCTGGATCTGGAATTAGCACCTCAAACTATATTCTAACAACAGATGAGTTTGGAGTTCCAACTTGGACTGACACAATTGATGGAGGACTATTCTGATATGCAAAATGATGTTGATGTGAATATTTTAATTAATACTTATCACAATAAAATTTCTACGTTATATAATCAAAATATACTGTTAGAAGCAAAGGTCCAATCCTTAGAAAAAGATTGGACCTCCGAAAAAAATGCATTGTTAATGAAAAATTTAGAATTGCAAAAAAAAGTAGATGAACTTTCCAGATCAAGCAATAAAAAGTCATCTCAAAAATTTTCTGATGCAGAGGTAGAGTAATGTCCCAACCATCATCTAGACAAGAACTCTTAGATTATTGTTTAAGAAAACTGGGATATCCAGTGTTAGAAATAAATGTAGATGATGATCAGTTAAATGATAGATTAGATGATGCTCTTCAATATTTCCATGAACGTCACTTTGATGGAATTGAAAGAGTATTTTTGAAGCACAAATTATTGCATGAGGAAGTAGACCTAATTAAAAATAATCCAACATATACTACTGGACATGCTACATCTGGAATTACCACTGCAACTCTAGAAGAACCTCAAAATTTTATCCCATTACCAGATACTGTAATTGGGGTTAATATGGTATTTAAATCCGATGCTAATACCATTAGTGCAGGAATGTTTAATATTAAGTATCAAATCTTTTTAAATGATTTGTATTATTATGGAGCATTGGATTTAATGAATTATGCAATGACTAAGATGTATCTTGAAGATATTAGTCGAATAATTACTCCAGATGTTCAATTAAGATTCAATAAAAAGCAACATAGGTTATATCTTGATATTGATTGGGGTATGGTAAATAGTGATTCATATATTGTAATAGATTGCTATAGAATTGTAGATCCTGCAAATTTCCCAAAAGTTTATAACGATTATTGGTTAAAGAAATATTTAACAGCATCTATTAAAAAGCAATGGGGACAGAATTTAATTAAATTCAATGGGGTTCAACTTCCAGGGGGAGTAACAATGAATGGAGATAGATTATATACAGATGCAGAAAAAGAATTAGAAGAGATTGAAAGACAACTCAGAGACGAGTATGAATTGCCACCTCTTGGTCTTATAGGATAGGGAGGTGAGATATGCCTCTTAATCCATATTTTTTAAATGGATCTCCATCTGAACAGAGATTAATTCAAGATTTAATCAATGAGCAGTTGAAGATGTTTGGGCAAGATGTAGTTTACATGCCCAGAAAATTTATAACAGAGAAAAAGATAATAAAAGAGATTTTAGTATCTAAATTTGATGATAATTTTCACATCGAAGCTTATATTGCAAATTTTGATGGATTTGGTGGAAGTGGAGATATCTTATCAAAATTTGGTGTTAGAAGTACAGATGAAATAACTTTTATTATATCTAGAGAAAGATTTGAAGACTTTATATCACCCTTTGTTTCTGGGCAGAATGATGTATTTTTAACTACAAGACCACAAGAAGGTGATTTAATTTATTTTCCATTAGACAATGGTTTATTTGAAGTAAAGTACGTAGAGGCAAAAAAACCATTTTATCAATTAAACAATTTGTATGTTTATGAATTGAGATGTGAACTCTTTGAATATGAAGATGAAGTTATTGATACTGGATTAGAAGAAGTTGATACTACGGTCCAAGATTTTGGATATACTATAACTTTGAATATGGTAAAAGAAAATGCAAATAGTGCAACAATTAAGACTGAACCTGCAATAAATCTTTCTCCAAATCGTATTCCAAATGCACAATCTGTAAGATATATTGATATTTTAAATGGTGGATCTGGATATAAATCCACCCCATCCATATCTTTAAGTAAACCTGTATCTGGAGGTGTTCAGGCAACTGCAGTTGCTATTATGACAAGTAGGGGTAATGATTCTACCGTAGATAAGATTTTAATAGTTAATCCAGGATATGGTTATACAACTCCACCAAAAATTACGGTAAAATCAAATTCGGGTAGTGGATTTATTGGGACTTCTATTTTAGCATCTGGAACACTAGGACCTATAACAATTTTGGATAGTGGTGAAGGATATACATCTATACCAACTATAGGAATAACATCTTCATCTACTGGAGATTCTGCAGAATTGGTTCCTATTATTAATACATCAGGTAAAGTCACTGCAGTGTATTATAGTGATGCAGGAATTGGATATACTGCAATTCCTAATATAACGGTATCTTCACCAATAGGTGTTTCTACTGGCAATTATATCTTTAATGAAATTGTTAAAGGTGTTTCTACTGGAACTAGTGCATATGTTAAGAGTTGGGATTATGATACTAGAATTCTCAAGTTAGCAATAGTAAGTGGGAAATTTGCAGTTGGGGAATCTATTGCAGGTTATGGTGCAACATATAAAATATATTCAATAGATGATTATGATGTATACGATACTTATGCATCAAATGAAGAAATAGAAGAAGAAGCAGATCAGATTATAGATTTCAATGAAAAGAATCCTTTTGGGGAATTCTAAATAAAGTAAGGATTGTATTTTAAATCATGTTAGGTAATCATACATACCACGAAATAATCAGAAGGACTACAGCATCTTTTGGCACACTTTTTAATAATATCTACATACAGCATAAAGATGCTGAAGGGGATGAATTTAGTTTAATTAAAGTTCCTATTGCATATGGTCCAATTCAAAAATATTTGGCAAGAATTGAACAAAAACCAGATTTAAGAAAAAGGAATGCCATAACTTTGCCAAGAATGTCTTTTGAAGTTGGGCAGTTATCTTACGATCCTAGCAGAAAATCTTCTACATTACAAACGTTTAAATCTATCACTGGAACTGATAACAAACCGGTAAGTACTTACATGCCAGTTCCATATAATTTACCATTTGAATTGACAATTGCAACCAAATATAATGATGATATGTTCCAAATTGTGGAGCAAATATTACCATATTTTAGACCAGAATTTAATATTACAGTAAATCTAACTTCAACTTTAGGTGAGAAAAGGGATGTACCCATAATTCTCCAAAATGTTTCACCATTCCAAGACAATTATGAAGGGGGATTTGATGAACGTAGGTTTATGCAATGCACATTGACTTTCGTAGCAAAAATATTCTTATTTGGTTCAGTTCCATCTGATCAAGATGGCAACATTATTAAAAGAGTTCAAGTTGATTATTATTCAGATACTAATAGAGTAAATGCATCTAGACAACTGCGTTATGTGGTTACACCTAGAGCAACAAAAGATTATAATAAAGATAAGACTACTACACTTTCTCAAGATATTGGAACAGAAGTTACCGAGTTTACAGTTTCAAATGCAAATCTTTTAGTACCAAATAGTTACATACAAATAAATGATGAGAATATGTATATTAAATCCATCAACAATGATGAGATAACTGTGTTACGTGGTCAGGATGGAACAACTATATCTGAACATGAAGAAGGTGATTACATAAATGCAATCACACAAGAAGATGATGATATGATTATACCAGGTGATGATTTTGAATTTGATGAAGAACTTTTTGATTTTGGTGATGGTAGAATTTATAGCCCAAGAAAGGGTGAAGACCTATGAGTAATAAATTTGATAAAATCAATGAAACTTTAGATATTGAGGCAGAAGCAGTATCTACAGAGTATATTGAAAAAGTTAAAAAAGAAATAAAAAAACCAGTTTCTGAAGATGAGGCACATAATGATTATGAATACACTCGTCAAAATTTGTATGACTTAATAGAAAAGGGACAAGAAGCAATTTATGAAATGTTGGAAATTGCAAAAGAGACCCAAAAAGCAAGAGATTTTGAAGTTGCAGGACAATTGATAAAGAGTGTTGGTGATGTTTCAGATAAATTATTAGATCTTCAACATAAAATGAAAAAATTAAAGGAAGAAGATAAATCATCTTCACCTACCAATGTAACTAATAATGCTCTTTTTGTTGGTTCTACTGCAGACCTTCAAAAATTTTTAAAAGAAAGTATGAAAGATAAATAATCAAAAAGACAATGAAATCATATTCAGAACTAAGTAAAATTTTTGAGCAATTAAAAGATTACAAATCTCCAGAAAATATTGCTAAAAAGCATAATGTTCTACTGTCTCTCATTAAACAGCAATTAAAAATTGGAAACAAGGTAGAAAGAGAACATACTAATTCAAAATCTCTTGCAAATCGAATTGCATCTCAACATTTAGAAGAATTACCAGATTATTATAATCGACTAAAAAATATAGAAAAAAATAAAAAAGTAGATCAAAAAATCTCAGAACAATATACTAGAATACAAACTAGAGGATCTACATATACTATATTTCTATCTTGGAGGGGGAAACCTCTAAATATACAGATATTCTTCCCTCAATTTACTAGGCCAACAAAATCTGAAGTAAAATATGAGGTAGACAAAATATATCCTGGAGCAATTGTTTTAACATATGTTCCATCACCAAAGGATCCTACTAAACCATTTTTCTTTGCAGGAGATACTGATGGACCCAGATAAAATTGAACTAAAGAATCTAAGTAAGATATTTGAATATGAAAAAATAAGTAGAGAATTAGATGAATGCTCTGATATAGAAACACTCAAGTTGGTAGCAAAATCTTATTTTAAACTTTACCTCTCAACTTTAGAAAGTATTGTAGATTTAAATCTTCCCATTTAATCATGACTGACCAATATCTTGGTAATCCTAATTTAAAAAGAGCAAACACAAAAATTCAATTTTCTGCGGAAAATATTGAAGAATTTATAAAATGCAAAAAAGACCCAGTTTATTTTGCTAGAAATTATGTAAAAATTATATCTCTGGATGAAGGTGTAGTTCCTTTTAAAATGTATAAGTTCCAAGAAAAACTTATTAAAAGATTCCATAAGCATCGTTTTAACATATGTAAAATGCCTCGTCAGACAGGTAAAAGTACTACATGTGTTAGTTATCTACTACATTACATTATATTCAATGATAATGTTAATATTGCAATTCTTGCAAACAAAGCACAGACAGCTAAGGATTTGTTAGGAAGATTGCAATTGGCATATGAATATTTGCCAAAATGGATGCAACATGGTGTAAAGATTTGGAATAAAGCATCTTTAGAATTGGATAATGGATCTAAAATTCTTGCTGCATCAACCTCAGCATCTGCAGTTAGAGGTGGATCTTATAATATTATATTTTTGGATGAGTTTGCGTTTATTCCAAATCAAATTGCTGATGACTTTTTCAGTTCAGTATATCCAACCATTACTTCAGGACAAAATACAAAAGTAATTATGGTTTCTACCCCTAAGGGTATGAATGCCTTTTATAAATTTTGGACAGATGCCGAAAAGGGTAGAAATGAATATGTACCTACTGAAGTTCATTGGTCCGAAGTTCCTGGAAGAGACCAACGGTGGAAAGAGCAAACAATCTCTAATACTAGTAAAGAACAATTTC